TATATAGGGCGCTCAGATTATCTTGGCATAGAAGGCCTTATGGATAGCTTAGATGAAACATACTCAGCATGGGTTAAGGATATCATATTGGCGCAAGCTAAACTCTTGTTGCCGGAGGGTTATTTAGCAAAAGATACACTAGGGAATTCTAGATTCAATTTTGATAAATTACTTTATGTTAAGTTGGACATTGACCCTACTGCTGAAGGGAATAAGATCACTCCACAGCAGTTCGATATTAGAGCAGCAGATTTTGAGAAGTCCTCTCTTAATTTCATGGAGCGTATCATCACAAGCGCAGGGTATAGCCCTCAGAGCTTTGGCCTTAATATTGAAGGTAGAGCAGAGAGCGGTACAGCATTGAGCATTAGGGAGCGGAAATCGTTCGCTACAAAGGGAAAGAAAGAAAAGTATTGGCAGCCAGCGTTAAAGCGATTGGTAGAGCTTATGATTATGGTAAGTAATGCAGAGCTAAGTGGCAAGATGGAAGAGGATGCAGAAATTAATGTTGCATTCAGTGATGGGATGACAAATAATCTCAGTGAAGTAGCTGCTTCTGTAAAGATTATAGCCGAAGCGATTGCAGCAAGCACAATGACTAAGGTAGCATTAATTCATCCAGAATGGACAGCAGAGCAGGTAGCAGATGAGGTAGAGTTAATCAATAAAGAGAATGGCGTAGGGGAAGTAGCGAATCCAGATGAGTTTGGATTTGATAAAGAAAAAGATGCTTTTAATAAAGAAGTAGATAAGGCAAAAGGTAAAGGAAATAAAGAGGTGGAATAAATGTTAGTAAAAGTAAGATGGTGGGATGGCTATTACGAAGAGTTCGATGCGCAAGAAGCGAGAGCTGGAGCATATCTTTTGTGGATGAGGTTAAAAAATGGGGATACAAGACATATTCCATTATTGCAAGTGCGTTGGTTTAGCGGAGTCAAATGAGGAGGTGGAATAAATGGCGATTGATACAGAAATAAGTAAATTATTAGCGGACCAAATGTTCGCCATTTATTCTACAGCAGAAACGCTTATGTTGGAGAAGGTAGCAAAGCGAATAGCAAAAGGGATAACAGATATCGGGTGGGCAGAAAGCACGCTAACCGATGCAACTGGATTTAGGAAAGAGATTGAAGCGATAACAAAGGACCTTACCATATTGGGGAAAGATACTGTTGGGAAGTCTATCATCGAAGCATATAAGACGGGGAAAATGTCAGCTTCTAAAGATATGAAAGCTCCAGAAAGCTTTATGCAAAATTTGTTTATTCCTTCTTCTATTCAGCGTTTGGTATTAGAATCGAACAATATGGTAGTGCAGACGAGTACGCGGATATTGCGAGAAGCTACAGACGCTTATCGAATAGTGCAAGCAGAAGCAGCGAGCTTAGTTTTAGCAGGTGTAGAAACAAGAAAGCAAGCAAGTCAAAGAATGCTCAATAAGCTAGCAGATAGAGGAATTACAAGCTTTGTAGATAAAGCGGGTAGAAAATGGGATATGGCTACTTATGCTGAAATGTCAATGCGCACTGTTACTGCCCATGCAGCGCTTCAAGGACATTTAGATAGGCAAGCAGAGATTGGTAACGATTTAGTTATTGTTTCGAGCTTTGGAGCGTCTTGTCCTTTATGTGCTCCTTGGGGTGGGGATATATTGAGCATTAGTGGAAGCGGGGAATATCTTTCTATTCAAGATGCTCGGGATGCGGGACTATTTCACCCAAATTGTCGGCATACTGTTACAGCTTATTTTCCAGAGATTAGAGAGCGAAGCTTGGAAGGGCATAAGCATAATAGAGATTATGAGCCAGTTCAGTATGCTATGCAGCAGCGACAGCGAGCTAATGAAAGACAAATAAGGCGCTGGAAGAGGCGCGAGGTTGTCGCCCTGTCGCCGGAAGAGAAATTCAGAGCAGGTAATATGGTAAAGCATTACCAGAAAGCTCAGAGGGTGCTTGCTGTTGAATACAAAGATGAATGGGGTATAGAGTTAAAGCGCAAATATGACAGAGAGTCAATAAAACATAGGGTCGGCATTAAAGCAGAAGATCATTCGTTGAGTTGGGCAGAAATGAAAGTAGTAAAAACAGAAGCAGAAAAGAAAGCGCGTAAAGCTATTGAGAAGAAAGCTATAGTACTAGAAGCTACGGTGAAAGATCGAAAAACAAAGATGTCGTCTGTTATCAAGAGCAGCGAATACACTTCCAAAGAAGCTATGTGGAGAGCGCTTAAAGAGCAATATTATGTGACTAAGATAGATGACCTTCGGGATATAGCAGCTAGAAAGCTTGGGTTTGAAAGCTATAAGGAGGCAAAAGAGCACTTAGTACTTTATAAGAGGAGTCCAAGTGTATGGGATGATGAAATTAAGTATATAGAGGAAATAGCTAAGATTAGTCTTAAAGCAGATAGCAATATAATAAAACAGATTGTTAAACCCATTATTGTTAAACCTGACTTTGAGATTGAAAAGATAGGCACATTAAAGAATTTAGCAAAGAGACAGGGGCAGTATAAAAAAGATGGGGATTGGAATATGTCAATAGAAAAAGAAGAAAAACTAAAGGGTATTTTAGCAGAAATGGTAGATAACAGCGAGTATAGAATGCGATTGCCGCATGATGTCTTAGAGAAGGTTTTAGAGAGCAAATTCAAGAATCAGTTTGAGGTGGGAAGGTCAAGAGGAAGCTATAGTCCGGGTAATCGTAGAAATGCTAGTAATAAATTATTCGGAACAAATATGTGGGAAATGGAGGATTCAGATTATGAAATTTATGGATATTTAGGGGATAAAGATATACTGCGGGATAGTTTTGGTATTGGAAGTGACCCATCACAATATGGACATCTTATAGTAACATTTAAGCGCAATATGATAGAACAGAAGACAACCTTTACTATTGACGATAGCTTGTCAATTGGAATAAATGATAGATGTGTAGCTTCTAGGACTGTAGATATTGTTCCAACAAATGGACGATTAAGTTCTCTGAGCGTAATTAGGGGAACTAATTGGAAAGATGAATTTTTAAATATCGGCATAAACCCAGGTAATGTTTGTAAAGAGACAGGAGCAAGCTATGTTGAAGCGCAGTATCATGGAGGTATTACGATTGACATGATTGAGAGCATTCACATAAGTCATGATGCGGGTTATGAGGATTTTGAGTATGCTGTGAAGGAGAAGTTAAGAGAATTGGGAATTAAGACTTATAGGATTGAGAAGGGAAAAATTAGTAAAGATACTCCTTTTTCAGATAATAGAGCAGAGATCGAAGCTAAGAAGGCAAAAATAATTGAATTATAATGGTTGCATAATAATTAATAGTATGATATAATGAAATTAGTTGAGAAAGGAAGAAGCAAAAAATGGAAATCTTATTTAATCGAGGGAACGAAGCTTATATTGTGAAGCAGAATGGAAAGTTCTACTTAGTTAATCTGATTTCAGAGAAAGCTGTTGTAGCGATTCCTCCAAATTCTCCGGATATGTTTTTGAAATTTGGTTATTTTGAGAATGTGAAAAAGCTAGCAGAAGATGTTACAAAGAGAATTGAAAAGATCATGCAAGCTTATTTTTCTAAAAACTAATGATTGACAAATTTGGTTATATTTGATATAATCAGATTAGCAATACTTACGTAAAAAAACATTAGTCTTAAAGATTAAGGCGCCTAAAGCAGGTGCCTTTTTTCTGCTTATTAAATGGCGCCGTCCAAACATGATGACGTAAAAAGCTTTGAATTAGGCACTTATGCCGTTAAAATATGATTAAGGGAGAGAAAGAGAAATGGCAAATTTTGAGGACATAATTGCGCAGAATGAGAAAGCTTTTGAGGGGTCGAATCACAAAGAATCATTTACAGCATTGAGTGCAAAGCTTGGCGAGCTCGGGTACGATGTTTTAATCAATAATAAGAAAGAAGCAGAGTTTGTACCCTCGAGTAGAATGCATGAAGTAGTATCGCAGCGCGATAATTTTAAAGGGCAATTGGAGCAAGCTAACATAAACCTTAATGCTTTGAAAGATGGAGCTAAGGGGAATGATGCTTTGCAGGGTGAATTGCAAAAGATGGTAGATCAGAACAATCAGTTGCTCAAAGATTTGGAAACTACCAAGATTAGGACAGCGCTCCTTGTCTCCGCTAAGGACGCTATTGATGCTCAGGACCTCTTGGCTTTTGTCAATATGAGTAATATCAAGCTGAAAGCTAATGGGGATATCCTAGGAGCCGAGGAAGAAATTAATCGCCTTAGAAAAGAGAAGCCTTATCTGTTCAGTGTCTCTGGAGAGCAGAGAAGAAAAGGCGGAATGGATAATGGTGGAGCGGGAGGAGCAGAAGCTCCTAAAGGCGGAATGAACGCGATGATTCGCAGAGCAGCGGGTTTGAGCTAGAAAAATAATTTATGGAGGTAAAAGCGAATGACAGTTTACAATAGCCAAATTGATCGTACTGAGTCACAAGCACTTATGCCGGAAGATGTGTCGAAAGAGATCATTCAAGGAATTCCAGAGTATTCTTGTATTATGCAGCTTGCAACTAAAGCTCCGAATATGCCTCGGAAGCAGCGCAGGTTACCGGTATTAAGTACTCTCCCGATTGCTTATTTTGTGGATGGGGATACCGGCTTGAAGCAGACCACTGAGCAAAGCTGGGCCAATAAGTATTTCAATGCAGAAGAATTGGCAGTAATCATTCCTATCCCAGAAGCGGTTCTGGATGATGTAGATTATGATATTTGGGGAGAAGTTAAACCGCGAATCATGGAAGCCATGGGAATTGCTTTTGACCAAGCAGTATTATTTGGAACTAATGCTCCAGCAGCTTGGCCAGATGATATTCTTACAACTGCAACTGCAGCCGGAAATGTTGTAGCTCTTGGAACAGGCGTTGACCTTTATGATGACCTCTTAGGAGAGAATGGTGTTATTTCGCTGGTTGAGGCAGATGGGTATATGTGCTCGGGTCACTTAGCAGCTATGTCAATGCGTGGCAAATTTAGAGGTCTTAGGGATGCAATGGGCAATCCTATTTTCAAGAATTCTGTGCAGAGCAATACCCAATACGAATTGGATGGCGCTCCTCTGATTTTCCCTAAAAACGGTGGAATAATTACCGCTAGTGCGCTTCAATTCTGTGGCGATTTCAAGCAGCTTATGTACGCAATGCGTCAGGATATTACCTATAAGATTCTGGACCAAGCTGTAATTCAGGATGGTACCGGAGCTATTGTGTATAACCTTGCGCAGCAAGATATGGTTGCTCTTCGGGCTGTAATGCGCTTGGCATGGCAGGTTCCAAATCCAATTAATCGTCTGCAAGAAACAGAAGTTAATCGCTTTCCGTTTGGGGTTCTTACTCCTTAGAAATTATTTCAGATCATAATATAATACTAGAATGGAGGTAATAATAAATGGGTGGATGGTATCCTTTTAATCCTACTCTTGGACAACAAATGCAATCGAATGGCAAGACAGAAGTAGATGCTGCATATATAGCTCACTTCCATGTTGATGGAGCAGATGCTACGTTAGCTGTAACTAATGGAATTCATGCAGCGAGAACCTGTCCTTCGATTGATGTGGCAGCTTCAGCTGTTGTAGAAGCAGCTACAGCGATTACAGATATTCTGACTATTACTGAGACTGTCGCTCTTGGAGCAGCAGCGAATGAACTTAATGTTCTGCTTACTACAGCAGCTGGGGATACCTTGGCGGTGACGAAAACTGATGGAACATCTACCATTAATATCGCGTTAGCTAATTCGACAGCAGCGAAGAATACGGCTGCATTGATTCAAGCAGCAATTAGAGAGCTAGCCACTGTTGGTGGAATTTCGGTTGCAGCTATAGTTTGCGCAGCAGATGGCAATTGGGATACGGCTGCAATAGCTACTGG